CATCTAGCGTTGGCGCAGAATCTCCGCCCATTGCAGTATTTGGATTTGTTACTGTAAGAGTCTGTCTTACTTGTAGTGCGTCAGCAGCATTAGGAGAATTTCTGAATTGAATTGAGACCGTCTCAAGCATGCTAATTTGGTTTGAAGAAACATTGTGAGATAATCCGCCACCTTGTCTGTATCTAACAGCTAGAGCAGTTCCTCTTGGTGAAATTCCTAATGTGCTACTTTTTAAAAGTGATGCAGGATCCAGTGAGAATCGAGGAATAGTTTTTCTTCCAAATAACGGCAAAGATAGATCACTTGGATCAGGAATAATATCGTCATCAAGTGTTGCAGCATCACCTGAGCCGAAACGAATTGTTGTCAACTGTGTTGTCGGATTATAGAATCTAACAAATCGGTATGGCGCCGGAATTATTCTCATATAATAAGGAACTTGTGTTGCATCAGAACCTACGTTCTTTACTTTTTGAAAAACAGTGTCATCTGATAGAGATCCAACCTCATAATATCTGTTCCCGTCAGAATCTGTAACATCAAGAATTGCACTAATGTTTGTATCAATTAGAGTAAATTCTCTAAAAGGAATAAATGAATCTTCTATGTAAAAGCTTTGAGTTTTTTCTTTTCCTGACACACAAAAAACAGCTCGACTTACCAGAAATGTTGCTGGAGTTCCATCGGAATTTGTTGTATTGATAGAAATATCTGCAACATAATTTCCATCATTATCTTTTTCTGAGAAGTCTAGATCATCCGTTGTATTAAAAGTTATACCATTTATTGAAACTGCCGTTGTTCCTGCAAGAATCATTGGCATTGATGAGAATTTTGGAACATAGACATTGTTAACTTTTTCAGAATTTGAAACAAAGGTAAGGACAATATTTGTAGATGCAGGAGAAGATCCTACAATTTCGACGCCTGCATTTCTTAAATGAGTAATAATGTTCTCAGATTCTACAGCATTAAAGGGGTCAAGTTCTCTAAATGCGTGATCAAGATAATAGCTTAAAGAATCACCAACAGATGCTGCAAAATCAAGAAACATACCACCCACAGAGGCTTCTGAGAAGTCCTGTATCTTGTCTGGAAAGTACGTTCTAGCTGTGTCAAGTAGTTGACCTCTAATTGACTCAAAGTCTCTAGCAGTAAATGTTCTATTCTGCTCTTTTCTAATCTTGTTCTTTATGGTCTCATTAGCCATTTAGCCCACCACATAAATTACGGTCTCAATGACCTGATTTGTTACATTGATTGTTGGTACTGAATATGTTACTTTAACAACAATACCAACTGTTAGTCCATTTTGTGATTCTTGAGTTCTTGTTTCAAAGGTTTCAAGCTCAATAAATGGCATGTATTTAGAAACAGCCTGGGATATTCTTCTCAAGGCTTCATTGGTTACATCTTCATTTGTAAGTTCTGTTGCAAGCGGTCTTAGATCTGCACCAAAATCTGCAAGCATAAGTCTTTCACCTTTATTGGTGAGAAGCAAATTCTTTAGATTGTCTCTTATTTGAGTTGCAACATTGTAGTTCATACTAAAAAGTGTGCCTGCAGGTCCTTTGTCAAATGACATCGGAGTTTTTATTCCCATAGGCGTTATTCTAAGTGTATTGAAGCTTTGCTGCAAAACATCGCTGTTAAGCTCACCAACAGATTTGAAGCTATAGACTTTGTTTTTAGGAGCTGCCACTTTAACCTCTCTGTCTAATTATCAGGAGGCAATTTTTACTTCAATTTTCCGGTTCCTGAAGGCTTAGTCACAATTTCTGAAGTATTTCCTTGTGCCACACCTATTGTTGTTGTTATGTTAACAGAACAAGGAACTTGATCAATCTTATAGTCAACTCCTGATAAATCGACGTCAGCTTGCAAAATGTAATTTTGTATAGCAATAGATAGACCCTCGGATAATTTTTCTAAATTAGAATTTATTATCTTAATAGTTTCTGAATCAGCACCTGGAGGAATTGTTACAATGCTCTGAAACGTTGTTTTTATTTCTTGCTTTAGGTTGCTTAGGGTATTACCGCTTAAAGGCATTTTATTGACCGTATATTGAGTCAGATTTGACTTCGGAAATTCTATTTTTTAGATTTGTTTCTATCGTTGTTTTTAGAGTAAGCGCTGCTTGAGTAACTTGAGGATTAGGAGCACCAAATCCGGGAGATTGATTAGTGGTAAGAGTTTGACAAAAATCTGACAGACTTTTCATTGTATCTTTCCATAATTTTTCCAATTCATCATATCTTACAAAGGGCTGGCTATTTGTTTTTGAGGAACTTCCATTGCTTTCTAAGTAGATTGATTTTCCTATAATGTGAATAGAGCCGTCTTCTTGAATAACAATAGAGGCTAGATCTTCTCCTGAGCTTCCCTCTTTGATAATTCTAATTGTACCATTTGTTGGCAATGTGTCATCAGGTTCTTTGGAAGAATTTTTTCCACCCGTCTTTCTTGCAACTATTCTAATGTGATCTGATTTTAGTGCAATTGCAGGTCCTGATTTTGCAGAAGCAGATCCTCCATGTATTTGGGCCACACTGTCTGCTGTGTCTAACAATAAATCAATGTCAGCATTTGAAGCCAGAAGAATTCGAGAAGCATCAAGAAGAAAATCTGGATCTCCTTCCTGTGGGTTTGTTGTTAAATTTCCTAATTTATTGACATCTTTTTGTTGTGATGCAACATTTTTATCTGTCTCAAATCCAAGTTGATTTTCTACAACAAGTGGACGTGTAGAGTTTTTTATAGAAGATTCACGTTTCTTTGGATCTCCTACTGCCGCCTTTGTATCTTGAAAAATTCTTCCTCTTCCGGTAACAATATCAACAATTCCAACACCGGTCTTTCCAATTGATGACTTTCCCAGCAAGGATGCGCCTGATGCTGCACTATTTTTTGTGCTTAAGTCAGGTCGAGACTGTGAATCCCACCCTTCAATTGTGCCCAAGGTAATGGAGTTGTTATTGGATCCTTGAATAACAAAATCACCTGGTCTCTTTGTTAGTCTCGGAACTGGTTCTATTTTGAATAACTCACTTTCTTTTGATTCGGAGATGATATTCAAAAATCCGTTATCATCTAACAAGGGCGCAGACTGCGGGGATAAAGGACTTCCATTAGGAAAAGTTAACTTTCTCTCATTTACAAAATTTCCAGATCCATCATCTACTTTTTGAGTTAACTTAGGCTGATTATCTGTGGCCTGATATCTTCTTGCGCCATGAGTAAAGTTTGCATCCTCAACATCAATAGGCTCAGCTATTCTAGACATCCAGAATGCAGTATTTGACTGTGTCTCCGGTTGTTCAAAAAATATCCAGACTTGCTCTCCTGCCTTAATAGGCATCATTAGATGTGAAGAAAAGAAAGGATAGCATACAAGGTCAGAATTTTTTGATCTTCCTTGCTCGTCTGTTATAATTCTACAAATAATAGAGTTTCTAGGCGCTCTCTTGTAAAGATCAGGGTTGACCAATGTCGAAATTATATGAGCATCTTTTTCAAGATCTCTTAAAGACGGATCATTTAGTGTATGAATGACGACCGCTCTATTCAATATTCTTAGATTGGCTTTAACATTATCATCTGGCGTATTCCGAGAACCTAGTGGAACGGCTCCAAATAGAACTGTGTTTACAGGATTTCCCGGTCTACTCATTAAAAATCTCCGCTGCTCTCTTCAATTTCTTTAAATAAATCCTCTGAATTTATTTGTTCTGCAGCTTCTTCATCTTTTGATATTAAGATACTAAGATCAATGAGTTGCTGATTTGACTTGGTCATTTTTTCAAGATACTTTACTAGAACTCCACCCAAAATAACATGATCTTCAGAGGTCTTTCCTAGTTGTGCATAAGCTTCTGTAAATAGTGCTAGTGCACTATTTCTATCATCGAGTGCATGTGTATAGATCTGAGACCAGAGAATTTTCTTCTTACCGTCAAGACCTTTCATTTTTTCAAGTTCAAGTTCAAAATCGGACATATTATCCTGATTCTTTTTGAAATCTGCAAGTTTTTTCTGTAGGTCTAGTTCTATATTTTTCTTAGTCATGGCTGTATTTCCTCGAGTCGAACTTGCTTATAAACTTTTCTGATTCTTGACATTGATCTAGATATAGTTCTTTTGTCATATCCGCAAATATCTCTAATGTAGATGAATATAGCGCTTCTATTCATAAAGTCAAGATTGTCAATGGAGTCGAAGATCTTCTCAATTGATTCCATAACAACCACATCTTTTTCATCGTCAAGAATTGGCTTTATTTTTTTAACTCTCATTCTGAGTTCTTTGACCATCTCAGCATCAATCATGTTTTTCTCAGGTGATTGTGCAACTAGATTTTCGGCGCCGTCTTTACTATGAATAACACTTTCAAGTTCAACATCATTGATGCTAATATCTCTCTTTGCTTGCTTTTTATGATTATTAACTGTATTGATTAGCCAGTTTCTACTTACCACATTAAAATAGCTGAATGCCTTGGTGGCTCTCTCAGAATCCCACTTGTGAATAGAATCATGTAAAAAGCCAATACATGACTGTACTAGTTCTTCTTTTGAATATAGTGGTGATTCCAGACCATAAACATACACCCAATATTCAACCATCTTCTTAAGCGCCGGCAAAATTTCTTTTTCAAAAACAACATCTCTCTGTCTTTGAGTTAGATCTGTTTGAAAAGACTTTATGGATGCCTGTGTATCACTTGTAAAGTAAGCGTTGGTAGAGCCAGGACGCTTCTTAATCTTCTTTTTACCCAACGGTACTGTCATTATCTTGTTCCTTTTCTTCATTGAAATTTTTATACAAGACGACAGCTACCTTGTGGAGAGAGTCTCGAGTATCTCTAACATCATCTACTACTTTTCTTATCTCTGGGCTATCATAAAACAGCGGACGAGACAAAATTTCTGATATTTTTGAGTATTTTTCATCTATCACATCAAGACAATCCTCTAGCACATCCTCAAGACTGAGAAGCTTTAGAGAAAACTTGATATTGAAATATACTGAAATTGATAAAAGAATGAATAGAATAATGCTCACTACAATCATTGTGATATGAATCTCCTAAGCGTTTCATCGTACTTCTTGAATATAGCTTCTTTATTGTGGGAATCAATAAGTATTTTAGACAAAACTTTCGCATCAGATGTTAGTTGATCATTTTCATCTATGAGCTTTCTTATTTTTTTCTTGAAGGATGACTCTCGTGGGTTTGCCCATTTAGCTCCCTGAACAAAGATGTTCCCATCAATTCTACTCTGTGGGATGCTTTGCAAATCAAAATTGACACCTAGAAAGCTAGGACCAGACAAAAATTCAATAACTGATGACCAGTTAGTGCAAACTATTGGAAGACCTGCAATGGCTGATTCCAGCATAGGCAGACCAAATCCTTCACCCCTGGTTGAGCTAATAAATCCTTTGACTGTGGGATGTCTATAGAGCGCATTCATCTCATTTCTAGTCATTGTACCGTGAAGCATGTAGACTTTTGGCGGATTTTTGCAGCCCGATGTTTCTACTATTTGCTTTAGAGTTTTTCTAACTAGCTCTCTATCAATCGTTGTCTCTCTGCCTTTTGATGCCTTGACAATTAGACCCACATCTTCTCCGTCAAATTCTTGACAGAACCATTTTACGGTATTTGCGAAGTTTTTTCTGTCTTGTGAGGGGTCATCAGCAGTAAACATACCAATTGTTAGAAGATTTTTACTAGTTGAGAATTCGAAAGGTTGATCATCAACTTCTTGAGCTAGTTCATCAAAGAAAAACTCAGGAATAACCACAATTGGTGTCTTTTCTTTTCCTGTTCCGCTACCTAAAATAGTCATTTTTGTATGAGAAGACGGTACAATGAGCAAATTCATCTTCTCTCTATGGGTTGTGGCCCATTCTTTTGAGCACTTATCAGTTTCAACGCCTGCTGTGACACCGATATTGAAATTTGCGAGAGCAGGATCCCATTCATTAGGTAGTTGAATCTGTACAGAGATATCAAATTTACCCTGGGAAAGCTGATTTCTCTGCATTATTTCACCATAAATGCCCTTTTCTTTTTCTGTATTTACACACCACGGTGTAATACCCCACGGCAAAATTTGAGTCACAATGTTAAAATCTTTTCTTTGCATAAAGTAAGAAAAGATCTGGCGAGAGTGCACGCCATAACCGCTTTGTGAAAGAAGCGGACCTCTAATCAGGACTCTTTTCATTTTCTTTTCCGAGGACAAAAATTGCGACTCCGTTATGCCATTCTGATTTTGCGAATCTATTTTTTTGGAGCCAATCAACATCTTTTCCATTATTTTCATCCTCTGCTTTTGTAAAAATTTCTCTGCTCCAGATTATCTCTCTGTTCAAATCTCTTAATGCATCGTGGGTTCCTTGTCTTGGTTCCTCCCAGTTCCAGTCATCTACAAGAATTACGCTTCGATCCTTGTTTAGAAAATTTGCTAAAATCATCTTTTACCTGAAAGATGTTCACGTTTTTTAGTCCGCTGTGTTCTTTTGTCAAATTGATTGCAATGTTAGCTTGTGATGACACATCAGAAAACTCTGAAGAATTATCAAAAGTGCACGCATATCCCATTTCTGTATTTCCACAAATTGTCGAACAAAATGTACTCCCGGCCCAAGTCCCAACTTCTAACCAATTGCAACCAGAAAAAGATGCAAGATTATTCAAAAAATGTCTCCATTTTTTTCCGCTCATTCCATACATCTTCAGGATTTCTCTTCCGACCTGAGTTTCCTGTAATCTAGATTCTTCTTTTTCTGCAAAACTTAACGAATTTTCTACATGTAGAACAAGATCTGGAATTTTCACTTAGTAATCTCCTCGAGGCACCACCTCTTTTTACTCTTCCACGTATCACATAATTCAGTTAGCGTTTCATGCCATCTGTTCACAGTAGTCTCCAGATTGAACTCAGAGTCAACGTAATCTTTGGCCTTATTACCAACCATCTTTTGCTTTTCCGGACCCCAGAGGTATATCTGGTGAATCCCGTTAGCAATCGTTTCGTTACTGACATAGTCCTCATAAATGTATGGAACCAACTGGGAACCTACCAAAGTTTGCATCTCTACTGGCAATGCAACTCCATTCTCGGAACCGTCTCGATGGTCTACCACTTGACGAGTCAGTCCACCGGTCTTAACAGCAATGATTGGATTCCCGCACTGCATTGCTTCAAGGGTGGAAAGACCAAAACCTTCAGCAAAAGAGACGTTGAGACATACATCAGAGATATTGTGAAAGACATTCATCTTTTCAAATTCTACACGTTGATTGGAGAAGAAAACCGACTCCTTGATGCCCAACATTTCTGTTACTACCAGCAAGTTGGGACCCTCCTGATCCAATGGGTCTGTGTGCATT